CAATCATTCCCAAACGGACAACTGCCTCAAGAACTTGAAATATCTGAAATGACTGTCTTTGACAACATTTCAGAAATTTGGGGGGTCATCCGCGAAGAGATGGTTGATGGATTCAACACTGAAATCGTTAGATTCAACGCTTTGAAGGACGAAATTCGTGATTATTGCGTTGCGACTATCTCCAAAGTGGAAAGTTTTCTCAAAAAACATTCTCAAAAAGCAGGGTTGCGTGGTTCGATTTGCAAATTCTTGAAGAGGGCTCTCAAATTATTCAAGAATATCCTCTCCGGACAATATACAGGTGTTGAAGCCATATATGATTTTTTCAAACTTGTCGTTCGAGCTTTTAGATCTAAGGAAGAATCTGAAATCCCGGAAATTACCAACTGTGTTCACTGTATCCGACAAGGCACGACTTACTTCGACATTAACGTGTGCGCACAATGTCTATACAAAGTGCGACCTGGAGATAACGATTTCACCTGTGCTGAATGTGGTCATGTTGGTTTTGCTTGGAGAGGTGACGACAAATGTGTTGCTTGTGTTGGCTTGGGTAAGTACGCAGCCTACATCAGGACCATGCCATGGTGTGCTTATACCGTGGATCTCTACATGAGACTGAGGACACGTTTTTCAAACAGTTCAATTTTCACAGAAGAACAAATCAGAGTGTATATGAGTCAATTGAACCCGAATGGAACCTTATTTCCTCAAGAGGTGCTAGATCGAGCGGCAGAAGCAGCGCAAAATAATAATAACGCTCATAACGCTACTACTGAAGAAGCCAATCCACCACCAACCGAGGAAGACGCTGAAGAAGACGAGGAGGATGATGACATCGATGATCCTCCCGAGCTGAATACCCCTGAAACTAACGAGCCAGTGAATAGGATTGATACACCTAATAGACCTGATCGTCCTTTACCCACACCTCCAGTTTCAAGAAGCTCTCTCCCAGCACCCGAGGTAGTTGTCACTACTCTCCCCGTGAACCAAGAATTACCTGAGGAAGCTGAAACAGTTCCACGAACCCGTGTGACTGAATTTCGTGATGATGACATAAAAGAAGAGGAATTCGAAGACGAAGAAAAGTGGACGATGGAAGATTTTGAGAGAATGATTGGCACCAAGAGCACCGATGTCGACGCCCGGATCCGAGAAGAACAAGACTTAGCATACGCTGAAGCTTTGGCAATTGACCAACAATTGCAAGCTGAGCTGCCGACCCCATCCAATGATAACGCTGATTTCTCGATGGTGCCATACGTTCCCAATACTCCTGAACAATTAAGAGGAGTCCGTCTCGCTCATTTCTCATTCAAAGACACCAACGATCCCTATATAGTCAACATGATCCGCGTTCCCTCACCCCACCCACTCTTTGATGAAGCGTTGGAAATCATCAAAGGTAAAACCTCTCCTCCAGCGATTGATCAAGCCATCGTCATGCCAGTTCGTGCTGTTTTACCAGCTTTTGGACTTCCGCCGATGATGCCAGCCCCACTTCCACCAGGTGAGGTTGAGATCGTGATCCCGCCTAGAGTTGAGCATCCTGAGGGACGTTGGGTTATCCCACATGATAGAATCACCGTTGATTATCGTTTACCGCCAGTTGGGCCTCCACCAGCTGGTCGTTACACCACAGCCAATGTCATCCCAGGCTATTCTGGTTGGGTTAGACAGTGTTGGGATTACGGATCAAGCGAAATTGGGAACTCTACTCTTTTTAAACAAATACTTTGGGCTTTTAAGGAGTTCATGACTGATTTCGATGCCGGATTTTACGACGCGTTCAGGATGGGAAAACATTCAATGTTTTGGTGCTATCGTATTGGTAATAAATACACGGTAGATTTTAGAGGAGTTGATAGACGTGCTGTCCAATTTAGAAACATACAATTGCGCGTCAGAAACCCCAGATTCACGTGTGTCGAAATCATCGCTGCAGTCGGAAACAACCTCAACCGGGGACAAACTGTTAACTTAAGAGATTTGCAATACAAAAGACTCTTGGTTTGCGATGAATACGTTGACGCATTATTTCCGCACGCGAGATTGAATAACGTGACCTCAAGCGCTGATATTGAATGGTTGAAATCTGTCGAACAGAGCACCACCTTTGGTAGCATTAATATAACTCCGCAAGAAGTTATCGACTCACGACAGTATTTTGTCATTCGCGCTTTTCAAAACCTTGGCATGTCATCAGTCAATCGGTTGTCAAACAACAACCAACCTGCTAGATGACGACGCGCTTGGTGTTTATTTGGTTACACTGTGGACACAGACTTCCCAATCCACATGTGTAACCCGAAACCTGGTTTCAAAATAGTGGGAGTCAAACAGTTGGTCAATGACACGACCCGACCAAACTTTGTCAACAACGGTGCGATGCTTAAAGGAGCTGCGCCTTTCACACCAAGTATCAAGAGCCAAAGAAATTGTTTGGCTGCTTTTTTCAAACGATCCGCAATGTGTCACCCAATAACACATTCACTCAGGTTGGAATTCGAAGCATTTATACACAACGATTTCATCCCTAATTACTTGAGACCACAGTCTGGCAAATGGAGAATGCTAACTGATGATGAGGCCATTGATCGTATGCCTTTCACTGAAAAGATGAAGAAACGATTAAAATTGTTGTTGAGAGACCGTAATTTCGACAACACGGAGCTAAGCAAATCTTTGTGCAAGTTAATTGCTTTCATTAAACTTGAATTCTACACAGAGAAAAAATACCCGCGTTTTATTATGCCACGTAGCGTGTATTATAGAGTCTTATTTTCGAAGTTAGCAGACGCGATCAATCATTGTATTTATGGATGGGACTGCACCATAAAGAAAGTCCCCTTTTCCGAAAGGGGCCAACATCTCCGAAATAAATTTGGGGATGGACCTTGTTCTGAAATTGATTGCACCGCTTTTGAAGGAAGTACTGACGCTTGGCTAATGAATCACATACAACGACCGATATACCATGAATTCGCCCAAGGGAATGATGATGGCCTAATTGATAGATTCATTGACGTGAAGAGTGGACAACAATACTATTCCACTGCTGGACTTGAACTAGAAGGACCAGCAACACTCACCTCCGGCGATGCTGACACAGGCCATTGGAATTTGATCATAAATTTCACAATTATGTGTTTTGCTAGCGTGAGGGTAACCGGATTTTATCCGGTTGCGTCCATTGAAGGGGATGATGGGGTCTTTAAACCCATCCCTTATGTTGAGTCAATTTACCGAGGTATCGGTTTCACCGCCAAACTTAAACACCACGATTCACTGGAAGATGCTTCCTTCTGCCGTGTGTATTGTGGCGGTGTTGCCAATCTCACTGACCCTGTTTATGCCCTTGCTAAACTAGGTTGGAGTGATTCCAAATACATCGGTGCTGATCCTAGGAAAAAATTGGGGTTAGTCTTAGCTAAAGCCATGAGTTATTTAGTACAATATTCCGGTTGTCCCGTTATTGGACCAATCTGTGACGCTATAATAACCAAGCTTAAAGACTATAACCCTATCGCTCCCGAAGATTGGTGGGAACACAACAAATACCTTCAATGGAAACCCGAGCTCAGGAACCGGGTCCCTGTCGCGCAAGACAGGAAAGAGATAGAACGACTATTCAACCTCTCAGTTCTTGACCAGATCAATATCGAAAAAGAATGCTTAAGTTCGATCGATTCTTGGAAATTCGACGGAGATGATTGCTTGACAAGCCCCACGGCAATCTGCTACATCCGCGAACATTTCCCCGATTGGATAACATTCTTTGAAACGAACGTATTGTACGTCCCAACCATGGGTAAGATCTGGAGGACTCACTTTCTCAGCGATTGGCCATCAGATGGCAATTGCTGGACCTCAATGACTGAATTCTACTATTAAGCATTGAGGCTTAGGGTGCGCCCAAGGCTGTCACAAAATCAGGATGCATAACCTGTGCCATTTGACATGAAAGAGCACCCTCTGCGGAGGTTTGGGAATGGCCCCAATTCACCGACTG